AAAAAATGGTGACTCATCGGGAGATAATTCAGCTACTCTATCACTAAAATCAAATAATCTTCTAGTGTGAAAATCAGTATTTGAAGCACCCGGAGTTCTTGAACCATTTGCTGATAAACTGCCTGCACTATATGTTGCCATATTCAGTACTCCTTAGTTTATTATTTTAAAACATTAGTTCTGCTACCCGCACTCATTATGACATCCCACATTTGGTCTTTTCCACTTTTCGGTTGATTAGCTTCTTGACCTTGTAGGACACCTGCAGTGCGAGGAGCCTCTCTTGCAGCTTTCACTGCTTCAAATGAATCTTGAACTGGTTGATTAGATGGCAAAACGCCGTTATTAGATTGACGAGATTTAAAAACATCAACTAACGTATCGAGCGTCATACTACTGCCCGGGTCAGTTGACCATTCCATAAATTCACGAACCTCGGATTCTGTCATCTTATGACCATTTCTTAATTCATTCATCGTATTAGTTAACAACATTTGCTCTTCTAATTTAGCACTTTGTTGTTGCATTGCCTGACCCACTACTTCCTGCTCCCTCTGTTGACGAAACTGATAGCTTGGTGATTCAGGTTTATAATACGCATCCCAAGGATTAAACTCATCCTCAGGTAAAGAAGATTTATTATTGACATTGGCTGCTTTCTGATTTCTAGCAATTTCACTAGTTATGTATTCCACTTCTTGTTTCATTTTATCATTTTGGGCTTTTTGCTTGTCATACATTGACTGAAACTTTTTAGTTTCATTTTCCCAATCTACTTGATATGATTCACTTTGGTTTACACCATGGTCAGCGACAGGGACATCTTCATATCCAAGTCCTTCGTTTTCAAAACCAGTATCTTCTAATACTTGTCCTTCTTGATTGATTGCACTCATCATTTTCTCCTTGCGATATCCTTAATTTTCTGGAATTGAACCAAGACCTTCTCCAAATTCTTCAATTTGTGGTCTTAATTTTTCCATTTCAAGCTGTACCGCGTTATTGAGTTTACTTGATTGTATTCGCCTATCGGCCTTCGCATCAGACTGCACCCCGGAAAGTTTGGATTTAAATTTCTCAACTTCAACCCTTTTCCTATCGGATACAGACTCTCTTTGTGCTGTTTGCAAGTCTCCCTGCAATTCTTTATTTTGTTCAGTCAGTTGCTGTACTTGAGATTGCAACTGTTGAATCTCACCCATTCTTTGGATAAGACTTTCTTTATCAAAAATCTCTGGATTCTTCTTTATTACCTCTACTCTATCTATTAGACCCATTTGGTATGCTTCTGCGTATACTTGATACTCAGTCCATTTACTTGTAGGTAGAGTTGAACCCGGTTCAATACTAATATCATGTTGCCCAATCGAATGTCTATCTTTTTGTATATCCATGACTGTTTCACTATAATCATCATAGTAGTTGGCCATTACCTCATTGACATTGTTATTAGCTTGTGTTAATCTAAAAATCTTTTTAAATGTATAATGCCCCTTAGACATCCCATATACTACTTGACCAAGTTTACGTATACTTAATTCAATATCACGTAATTTGGACTTAGGTCTTTCAGCTCCTTGGGCCAACATTCTTTCTGTGCCCCTAACAGTATCCGGGGCCTTATCTGCAAATCCATGCATTAGCTCAGGTAATCCAAATGTAAAGTCTATATAAAACTCACAAGACTGTATGAGCTTATAAAACTCAGAAGCCAATGGCGTTGGAGCTGGAAAATGAGGTTCTCCTTGGGAACTGTCAACTTCTATGACAGCATTTGGATTAGCCCAGTCTTGTTCTAATTGACTTATATTGTCAACACTTCCCATTGGAACAATTAATTTCAGACCCGCAGAAGCCTGAGCGTGAGTCAAAGCTAAAGACCAGAGTTTATTCAGTAGTCTTTGCATAGGTCTCGCTCTTGATATGTCAGACCTAGGGTATGGAGTACCACTATAAATATTAGGTAGTGGTACAATGGGGTATATATCAGTATTGAGGACAGTTTCATATAAAACAATTTCCCCAACAGACGCTACTACCGCTATGCGGGTCTGCAAAATTTCTTGGAATTGAACAAGTCCACGCTCAAATACACCGGGATTCTCATCAAGGAATTTTTGAAATTCTTGTTCATTTAAAATCATTTCTTCTTGACTATTGGTATCAATAATTAAATAAAATGGAACTTTAGTTTTATAAAATCTTTCTAGTACTTGATATTTTTCTTGATGAGAAAATTCTAAATCTTTTGCTTCAGCTGGAGTCCAAGTCTTTTGTTGATTACTTTGTTGAGATGATGGATAATCTTCATCATCACTATAAGCTGATATATTTTCTATGATACCATCTTCTAGTTCCCCAGTCTCAGGATTGACCTGAGGCCCAAGCTCAGGATACATATTTAATATTTGTTCTCCAGTAAGTATTGTAGATAATATTATATTATCAGCATCTTTAAAATATCTATCTCTACTTGAAGATGGAACATATACACGAAATGGGTTAATACTTGTAACCTTAACCTCACCTTTTCCAAAATCACTATCAGCATCAATATAAGCATACAAATAACCAAGTCCAGATGTACTATGGTCGTGTATTGCTTCTTTTAATTGAGAATTACCATCAGATATTTCCCATACATAACTTAATACAACTCTCCACATTTTAGCAACTTTACTATCTGAATCTTCTCTTGGGATAATAGTAAAGGCTGGGGAATTAGATGTTAACATCGCCTTTAACTTCTCAACAGCTGGGCCAACTCTATCCATTGGTACAGCTGCTTGATTACGACTTTCTAGCTCATCTACCTCATTATCACTAAAATGATTGCCATAAAAGAAATCGATATCTTTCCTAGCTTCGGTATCCCAATCGGTACGGGCGTCACTATAGCGCCGATATAGGTCACGCGTGGTTTTAGCTCTGGGGTCTTCCTGTATTTGCATATATACTTTCCAAGTTAATTAATAATTATAATAGATGTCAATAGCAAAAGTAAACTTTTTTTTAATTTACTCTAGCGCCTGTAAACCAGTTATATTTTTTACGTTTTCCAGCCTTTGAGCTACGATTATCAATAGCATCTTTTTTTACAGTGCCACTTAATGGAGGTTTTGCATACCAATCTGCATAATATAATCCATCCATAAGGTCATCATGTTTTGCAAATGGATGTTCAAAGAACTCATCTATTATCTCTGTCATCTCATTTCGTATAAATAACTTCTTTGAATTAACAATGGGGCCAAGAGATGTTTCCAATCTATCTTCTTTCTTTATTCCAGCTGGGGGCCTTACTCCTTTAAAGATACCGGGTATCAATCTTCTATCACTTGTAGCTATTCTTGTAACCATATCCCTTACCATTTCCTGAGCAGCTACTGTTTCTATGGTAACTCTCTTTACCGGAGAGTATTTCTTTGCTAATTCTATTATCTTTTCTGGAACATCAAAGGTAGGTATTCTTTCATGGAAATATTCCAATATATATCTATTCTTATTTTTATCTATTCCAATTACCAATATTACTTGAAAGTCTGACTTCTTTGTGGCTGTAGCTGCCACATCAACACCTATATACACATTTATTGGAATAAAGTTCCCATCTCCATCTTCAAGATAGTTAAACTTATCCTTTGTAAAGAATCTATGGTTATGTTTTTGTATCCTGTCTATTTTAAAAGCTGCATCTGATATATCCCTTGCATCATTCATATACTCCTGAGCAAACTTATTAACCATACCAGCTTCAATAAATTCTTTCTTTTTAGTATCAAGCTTTGATAAAGGGAATTGTTCTGGCCATAATGGCTTACCATCTTCTACGGCTTTATGGAATGTAACATCCCAAGGATAATCTCTCTCTTCTTTCTTAGCTTGTCTAACTCCATCAACAATCATTTGTAGAAATGAATCATAGTGAACAATAGTACCAGCTAACCATATCCATCCTTCTCTACCGGGAGATTCCTCAAGAGCTGGGTATACAGTAGATACAATCCATTTCTTT